TCTCGAAGCCTGCTGTTTATACGCCGCGAGCTGCTGAGCCTTCATAATCGCTTGATCACGATACTTCATAGCTTTCGCTACGTCTTCACCGTTATTATTCTCAACAGCCTTAGCAATGACCCTGTCAGCCATTTGAGCCTCTTTATTGGCAGCTATAATTTGCTGGTCAATAGTAGAAAGCTCTACTTGTTGAGATCTTTTCTCCTGAACTGAAACCCGTCTTTCTAGGTCGTCATTCCGTGATCTTAAAAAATCAAGCTCTGTTTTGTCTCGCTTGATTGCCGTATCACGTCGATCTTTACGAGCGTGTTTTTCTTTACGTCGACGTTCACGGATAGCTTCCCGTTCGTCGTCTACCCCGTCATCTTCCGATTTAAGAGGTTTATCGTCGTCATCGTCCTCGCCATCGTCTTCTAGAAGTTCTTCTACAACTACCAGTTCTTCTTCAGAAACCGACTTTTCGTCTTCATGGTCATCAATTTCAACCAATGCATCTAATTTAGCCATTACTTATCTCCTTTTCAGATAAACGCTTTTATTTTCAACGGATCGCCCGTCACCCGACCAATGATGTCAAGGTCATTAAAAATAACAAACATGGCGACCTCTTTGGAACCTTCCATAGGAACTTCCCACCTGTCACCGCCATATTTAGCCACCCTAATGAATTGACCTTCTCCGCACCAGTCGCCTTCTGGCCAGCTTTCCATAGTATTGCGATTCTTAAACGCCAATGGACCCTTACAAATAACTTTCGCTATTTGAGTGTTCCATTTTTCGGTATCAGTAGTATCGGAAGTTAAAATGATACCTCCCGCTGTCTTAGTTTTAGCAGTTCTGATTTGAACCAGGACACGGCTACCAAAAGGCTGGATTCCTGGATCTACGTCCGGAAAAGCCTCTTTCATCGCTTCCTCATAAGTCGTTGTCACTATATTTCTCCTCATCAAGTAAGTTTAAAAGTATATCAATGGATGCTTCATAACCTGCAACCATTCCGACGCGATACCCGTACTCAAAAGTATTGCGCTCTTGGGGTCTTCTCAAGGCTTCAAGCGCGAATTCTGCCTGAGTTGCCTTGAGAATATTAAGAAATTTTGAATTTGCGTTCAAGATTTACCTCCCCTATCAAGAACTGGTGCGCTTGTTACTGGGCATCGTTTGACCCGTAACCTTTTCTCCAGCGGCCATACGTTTACGCTGAGGCACATCGGCTGAATCCATATTGACGGCACTTCCTCCGTGGGCTAGGTGTTTTGCGCCTTTCATGATCTTTCCGTCAGGCATTTTATGCGTGCTGCGTTTGTTCTTCATAACCATTCTCCTGTGTACAAGTTGTTAAACACGTCATGTGTCAGTTATTCTGCGTAAATATCCAATCGTTCGTTCGTTCTATATCTTAATAGAACGAACGATTAGGGATCAATACCCCCACCGCTAGTGTAAGATGTTTTCTCACCCGACTCCATTTCCATTTCAGCAAGCTCTTTAGCTGTCCTATTGTCTGACTCGTTCATACGTTCTCTAGCGGCCAAGTCTTGAGACTTACGACGGTCTTCACCTTTCTCTCTAGTATTGAGACGATCAGTTTCTGACATTTCTCTAATGTTATTTCTTTCAGTTTCTGCCAGCTGTTGAAGTCCTTGGGTGTCTGCTTTCTCTCGACGCTCCATTTCTTTATCAGCGAGTTTCATTTTTTGTATATCAGCTTCTTGAGCCATTTTCATTTGTTGCATCTGGGTCTGATTCTGAAGTTTCATATTATCAATTTGAAGCCTTGCATTTTCAAACTCTGATTTCTGAGCGAGCTCGCTTTGCTTAATCTGAGCGCTCATTTCTGCAATTTTCATCGTAGGGTCATTTTCAGATGGACCTTGAGGCTTAAACTGCTGGGCTGCTTCAGTGATCTGAGACAACTCTTTCCCGAAACCCGAAAGCTGCTGTTCTATGAATCGTTGAACCCTCAATATTAGCTCCACCTGTTGAGGAGCCTGCTCTTCAATTGTAGAACTTTGCTGCGCTTGATCAATTGCGTCATGAGATTCCACAAGATAGTAGTTAAGCAAATGGTTCCTCAAATGCATGGCCATAGGATAAAGCAATATAGGCGCAATGGACGGATTTGAGCCAAATAAGGGCGATTTTAAAAACGGCAAATGAACTTCCAAATGTGCTATATGGTCTTGCTGGGGTAACACATATATACCCTGCCCCATAGCCGCCGCTACATTTTCACTTACGGGGTCTCTATCTTCACTTCCTGGAGCGGGTGTTAAAACTTCAGATCCAGGAACTTTCAATGTCCGTAAGAACATTTCCTCAACAGCTCGCTGATCGTACATTTGAGGTACAAATTGAGCTCGATTCATGATCGCTTGGATCTGCGCAAATCGCTGAGCCTCACTAAAGATCGCGGGGTTACTGATTGGTACCACATCAGACGGACCCTCAAAGTCTTCTGCTGATATAGTGAGTCCAACATCAAGGCCGTCCAACGCTTCTTGCGTATAATACATACTGTTTATACGATGAATGATGTTGAAACTTCTCGCCATCGCAGCATGTAAGCGTGAATGAATTGAACTAAATACAACCATCCCCTGCTCAATGATAGCCATAGTCGTACCGACAGGCGCATTAGGGTTCTGATCATTAAACTTCTCAAAAGAAGTCTGCACGACCCCCTTACCCGCGTCTACTAAGAATCCCAACAATTGAAATAGAGTCGGACTCGGCCCTGAAAACGGCAAGGGCATGGCAAGTTTACGCACGTCATCAATGAGTGCCCCGCCGTCCATTTCAACAATCTCAGTGGGCTGAACATTTAAAGTCTGACCGTTAGGGCCGCCTTTTAATTTCAATAACGTAGGCACGTTTTGAATGTAGGCCGAGTCAAGCAAGGCTCGTAGCGCACCTGTTGCAGCGCCGCTCAATCCGCCGATCATATGCGTCAGACCGATAGGGTACGCGCCACGCCACGGGACAAAAGGAAACTCAACCATCCAATGCAGTTCGTTTTTACGAGTATCATCTTCTTCCCAATTACGGTAAAGAGCTAATGGTTGGTCAGATGATTTATCAACACTTAAAATATATGGGGCAACTCCAGCGTCATCTTCTATATCTAAATACGTGTAGATTTCAAAAATTGTTCGCAGGCCGTCTTCGTTATAGCTAGTGCTCTGCTTACCTTCGATTTTCTCGTTAGCTCTTTCCGCAGCGCTAAATTCAGGATCATTGGGCGTAGGAAGATCGATATCAGCGTACATACCTACTTCGACTCGGCGCTCATATTCCATCTGCGTGACGTATTGAACATGAGTCTTACGCTCAGCAGTATAGAAATTAGTGGCTGAAAAAGGCAAGTAAATATCATCAATAGCGACGAACTCAGAAGTGGGCCGATTATATTGAGCATTCCACATGTACTTCATGTACTGACCACCGCCCAAAGGCAGCTGGGTGCTGAGCTGTTCAAGCTCTGAACGAAACTCCACCATTTGCTCTGTCGTTTGCCAATTCATAAAGTCAGTCTTACGCTGTGCTTTGGCTAACTTTACTTTATCTTGAATACCTAATATTTTACTTTTAACCGGCCCAGTAGGCGGGAAAATCTCTTTAATAAATCGCGCAGAAAAGTCAACACACGCTTCAACCAACATCGGGTGAACTACTTTATTAGCCCCCGCAAACTGTGCGCCGCCAGGAGCGTCATCACCCAAACCCGTGCGACGCAACCCTTCTTCGTATTGTTTGTCTCTTTTCTGGCGCGCTTCTTTATCGCGTTCAATTTTAGTTAAGAGGTCGTTAACCAGCTTCTTAAGATCAGCTTGATCCACTTCCTCAACAATATTAGCAAAATGATCACCGCCATCTGTGATAACGATTGATTCCATCTTAATGATAGCCCCACCGTCTGAAGTTTCTTCGACTTCAAGAGACTCCTCTGGCAACTCAATTACAGTCATGTCTTCTTTGACTACTTCCAGATCGTCTTCAGCCATTGTCAGCCTCCATTAATAGTTGTACTGCATTCTTTTTAATCAGATTAGGATTATAAACCGCTCCACCTTTGGCATATCCTGAGTCAAAATCTCCCGCTTCTTTTTTAGCATCTCTTCTGCGTTTTTGAATAGCTTTATACTCAGGAGATTGTTGAACACCTTTTTCCCGCGCCCACTTAACAAAGGCTCGCATTTCATCTTCTGACATTTCTGAACCTGGGGGTCCCGAAAAACTTTCATAACCCTGTTTTTTAAGTGGCGCATACCTACTAGAGCCTATGTAATCTTCAGGGTCATAACCTTTATTTACACGATTTTTAACATCTTGTTTTGCTTTTAGCATCCATTCAACATCTAATTCTGGAGTGAGTTGTCGAGTTGGCCCCATATTTTTAAATGGCCCTATAACTATATTATCTACCGCACCAATACCCCCAGTCATCTTAATAACATTATTGGCCTGTGGGAAATTGTAATTCCATTGCTCAACTGGTTTGCGTTTTAAAAGTTCTTCTACAAGCGCCATTCTTTCTTCACCGTCCACTCTTGTGTAAGAAACTTTCCCACCGTACGGTTGATAAGTGTCATTTAAACTGATTTCAATATCTTCTGTGGATAAATCTTTTATTTTATTTTTTATTTCTGTTAGTCTTTCTAAATGCGCTATGTCTCGAGCTCTTTGTATCTCAGCCATCTCAACTGATTGTTCAATTGCGTTTTGACGCGCAGTGTCTGGCGCAATCGGTCTATCAGTTTCTTCTCTAAACTTCCTGACAGCTAAGCTGAGACCCTCATTATCGTAACCGTCTGCAACCCCAGTTAAATTTATTTTTTCTAC